GAATTATGAAGGATGAAAACCGAAAGACTGCCGAGAACGGCAAGGGCGATGCGCCCAGGAATAATTTCTCCAATGAGTATCGGCGCAACTTTGCGGCGATCAACTGGAAGAAGAAGGAACAGAAACCCAAACCAAACACGCACAAATGAAAACTGACACTGATACGCCGGAAAGTGGATCTGTCTGGCCTGAAATACTCCGACTCAGGGAGATAATAAAATCCCTAGAGATGCAGTTGGCCGCAAGCCAGCAGGAGGTCGAGAGGCTCCGTGAGGAGCTAAACAGGGCCAAAGAGCTGGTCATGGATGCCGCAAAGCGCGGAGATCAAATGGCCGCGCATTGGAAAGATAGAGCCGAGAAAGCCGAGGCGATAGTTCAACAACTGCACCATTACGCAGGGATCATCGAAGGATTCCAAACTACCATCAACAAATGAACCCACAGACACCCGACAACGAGGTCGCACCGACCAAAACAACTATGACACCGCCAGAGGAACCAGTTATTAAGGAATCCTTGACTACTGAACCCGCTCTCGACTGGCGAGAGCTGTTGCCTGACGAGGTACCGCAAGTGGGCGACGAATGGTATTCCAACATAGGCAAAAGGTGGGTTACCAGCATCGGTTCAAGTGGAGAAAAAGTAAGCCGCTTCGGGGGCATCCGCTTCCGCACCCGCCGCCCGTTGCCCGACCCAGTTCCGACCCAGCCACCGACCCAGAACGAATGGCGAGAGGAGGCCCGATGACATACGACCTGATGCCCAAGTCGGCTGCCGTCGATTACCTGACGGATCTCCTCCACGAGTTCCCATTCGCCGATGACGGTGGGCGATCCCTCTCCTGCCAGATTGCCGCAATGATGACGCGCTTCGCGGTCTCGCTCCTCCCTGAGCAGGCTCAGGTGCCGCTGACTATATGGAACGCCAATGGCCCAGCGGCAGGCAAGTCTCTTCTAGCCATGGTGGTGGAGATCCCGGTGAGGGGGTTCGCAGCGATGCGCGCCCTCCCGGAGGAACGGGAGGAGCTTCAGAAGGTGCTCGACTCGGAGGTGCTGGCGGGATCGGACTCGGTGATCTTCGACAATGTGAAGGACAAGCTGGATAGCGCCTATCTGGAGCAGTTCGCGACTTCCTCGGTGGTCTCGGTGCGTCGGCTCGGCTCGAGCGCTAAGTATGAGGTGGCCAAGCAGACGATGCTGATGTTCACGAGCAATCAGGCCGAGGTATCCTCTGACATCGCCCGGCGGTCGATCTTCATCGATCTCTTCCAAAAGGAGGCAGACCCGCAGGCGCGCAAGATCGAGCGTCCGATGGGGGCTGAGTATCTGGCGAGGCCGGAGGTGAGATTCGCCATTCTATCGGCTCTCTGGTCTCTCATCGTGTCCTGGGACAAGGCCGGGCGTCCTGCCTGCTCGTCGCGGTTGGTGGGCTTCGAGGACTGGAGTAGGGTGATCGGGGGCATCGTGGAGAATGCGGGCTTCGGTGATCCGCTGCGGAAGCCTGAGAGCGAGGACTTCGGCGATCCAGACGCCGCCGACATGCGCGATCTAGTGCAGGCGATGGCCGAGGGGATCTTCCAAGATGGCCTTGAACTCCGCACCCGTGAGGGAGTGACATTCGACGAGGTGATCTGGATCTGCCGGAACCGTGGCCTCTTCGAGGAGCAGATCAAGGGGAAGGTGGACAGGGAGACCAAGGAGTTCGAGATCTACACCTCAGCCAGGGCAAAGATGTCGCGGCTCTTTGCGCGCTACAATGGGCGGGTCTTCCGCTTCGGTGAGGAGCTTGGGACGGTGAAGCTCGAGCGCGTGGGAGGGAAGGACAATCGCCGCTGGCGTGTAAGCTGAAGGAACTGGCGGAACATTCCACCCTGTGCAAGGCTCACCGGCCATGCGCAGGGTTTTCCTTTTTCTGGCACTCATCCTGACAGGATGTGCCTCCATTAAATCGCCAGATTCCAAGCTGCTTCTCGCCGCCTATATGATGGGTAGGGTGGACGCAATCCGAGAGATGGGTCAGTCCGATCAGCCTCAATCCCACCGTCCGTCCCGCGCCCTTGGATTGCCAAAGAAAAACGATGGTGAGCATCGGTAGTGGCCAATGATCTCGGGAGGGAGGGGACGGGTTTTTATGATTCGGCGTGTTTTACCGATGGTGAGCGTCGGTCTTACTATGGTCTCTCCGCACCACCATCGGCCCTATCAAAGCACTTACCAATAGCTTCTTACATATCTTCTATAGAAGGTAACGATGATATTCCTATACCCCAGCTAGTTTTTCTCTCGTTCGCTCGAGTAGAAACTGGGTGGAATCGACGATGAGCGTCGGAACGTCCTCGCCCACCCCCCTCCGGAAGGAATCTTTTACCATCTCTCACTCCTCGCGGTTGGGCGCACTGGCGTTGTTTTTGCGTGAATTAGCTTGGAACGTTAGGGAAGCCGATTAGTTCCCGACCTTCCGCGCCCGTTCCGTTCTGTTCCTTTGACACGGAACGGAAGCCATGAGGAATTCCCGTCACGAGTCCGCGCTCATCGAAGAGTGCGCCTCCGCTCACTCCGTCTCCGTCCGCGCCGTCAGGAACTGGCGAGTGAAGGACGACCCCCGATGGAGGGAGTTCATCCGGTCCCGTGCCCAGGACTCGACCTTCGCCTTCGCCCGTCCTGAGTCCGCCGCCAAGCCAATGACCCAGGAGGAGACGGAACATGCCGCAGCCGTTCGCCATGCCCGGCTCTCTATCCTCTGTGACAAGACGGAAGAGGCTGGGAATTTCAACTCCCTCGGTGCCCTGCTGAAGTCTGCTTCCGAAGCGCACAAGCTCTGGCTCCAAGTCGCAGAGAACAACCTGAAGCTGGCCACCTCTGCCGGTCGGCTGGTCGAGGTCTCGAAGGTCTCGGAGTTCATCCTTGGGAACATGGCCATGGCGAAGGGCCTGATGGAGAACCTTCCCGACGTGCTGGCGGCACGGATCGAGTCTCAGGCCGATGTTGCCGGGATCGTCCGCGACGAGGTGGTCGCCATCCTCCGCGAGCTGGCCGCCGCATCCGCCTCCGCGCCTTGGAATGCCAAGGCCCCCGCCCCCGATGTCACCGGCACTCCAGAAGCTTGAGGCCGATCTGGCTTCCATGTGGGAGCCAAAGGAGCGACCTGATCCCCTGACATGGGCGGAGCGGGAGATCGTCCTCGACCCGCGCTTCTCTCCGCGCCCCGGGCGGTTCTCCTGTGACTTCACCCCCTACCTCCGCCAGCTTCACCTCTGGTTCGGCGACAGGAAGATCCGGCAGATCACCTTCGTGAAGAGTGCCCAGATCGGAGGGACCACCCTGCTGGCGAATCTCATCCAGTATGCCGTCGCCGAGGATCCCGGTCCGATCCTCTACGTCACCTCGACCGCTGAGAATGCCAAGTCATGGAGCGAGCGTGAGTTGATCCCCCGGCTGCGCTCCTGCGCGGCCATCAAGCCGGTCATGCCTGCCGACCCCGATCTGTTCAAAAAGACCGAGATGCAATTCAAGTCCTGCACCCTCAAGCTCGTCGGGTCCAACTCCGAGGCCAACCTCGCCTCCCGTCCCACCCGTTACCTCTTCTGTGACGAGGTGGACAAGTGGCCCGACGCATCCGCGACCGAGGCTCCCTCCCTCGAGCTTGCCATGGCTAGGACGAACTTCTACCGGACGATCTGCAAGCGCGTCCTGGCATCGACTCCCACCGTCGAAACCGGCGCGATCTGGTCGCAGTTCATGGCCGGGAGCCAGCACCGCTACCATGTCGCCTGCCCGAACTGCGCAGAGTGTCAGCACCTAGAGTTCGAGCAAGTCCGCTGGTCGGATGAGCTTCGCGGTTCAGATGGGGCGTGGGATCTGGACGGCGTGGCCGACACCGCCTGCTACCAGTGCCGCGAGTGCGGTGAACTCTGGCCCCAAGAGATGCAGAGGAAGCTCGTGGCCTCTGGCCGCTGGATTGCCGGGAACCCACTCGCACCCCGCGACCATATCTCCTGCCACATCTCCGCCCTCTACTCACCGCAGATGACTTGGGGGGAGCTTGCCAAGCTTTTCCTTCAGAAGTCCTCCACCCCCGGAGGGCTCCATGATTTTCGGAATACCTACGAAGGGCTGCCCTTCGAGAACCGCGCTGCCTCCGTGAAAGAGGATGCCATCCTCGAGCTGCGCGACGGCTACCGGCTGCGCGAGATCCCTGATGAGGTCACGGCGGACGGATCACCGGCTATCCTAACGCTGTGCGCCGATCCGGGCGAGAAGCAGACCCATTGGTCAGTCGAGGCTAGGAATGACCAGGGCGAATCATGGGTCATCGACTACGGCACCGTGCTCTCCGTCGAGGATCTGATTTCACCCGAGTTCCTTGCCGCTCGCCGCTACCAGTTGCCCGGTAGCGACGAGATCGTCGCGCCGGTGGCGGGGCTTATAGACAGCGGCTTCCTCACCGAGAGGGTCTATTCCGTCTGCGCGAAATCGGGTGGCCTCTACTACCCGTCCAAGGGGTCGGAGTCCACCTTCGGCAACTACGCCGTCACCACCATCAAGGGGCTGAATATCCTGCTCTACACCTACGG